ATCTCCTGCGGTTTGTCCTCACCGCCGTTTTGTACCACGTTGTTCCTATACCCTCTGCACTGCACGATACCGCCGTATTGGCTCACCTCAACAGTATAGTAAGGCTTGTTAGGCTCAGAAACTTTTCTCAGAAACATTATACTTAGCTTTCCCATAGCATGGCGTTCTGCATATCCGCCCACACAATGGGAAAGTATCCTGCCCTCGTCCTCTATCTCTTTCAAACTGTGTGGCTGTCTGATAAGCAAGCCGTCTGCCGAAAATTCAAGGCAGACACGCTCTGCAAGTCTTTTTGTGAAGTTCTGCAAAACAAGCTCATCATGCTCATAGTTGATGATCTTAGTGAGCCTGTTGTGCATTGTCCAGAAATCGTGTGGCAACGCTATCATTGTATCGTGAATGTTATACTCCAGCGTTTCGCACTGCTCCAGATAGTCGCTGTAATCGAGAGGTGTCATTTCCTGCTCGTGTATGTATCGTGCCACCCTTTGCGGTGTAAGACCTGTTATCCTCACAAGACGTTCAAGAGTGCCATGTTCGTTCTTAAAGACCTTTGCTATATTCAATAAATCTTCCGGTCTGAGTTTTGGATATTCTTCACGATAGTCAAGATACTGCTCCCACAGATGTTCGCTGCCTTTGAGTGTCTTGAACTCCGTCTTGTTTAGTCCGAGCATTTTCAGCAGGTCATTACTTTTCCAGTTCACACGCTGAGAGAGCAGGAGCTTTTCCTGATATCCCCACCAACCTGTGTATCTCACGCTTGTTACGTCATAGTCTTGCTTCATAAGATACTCAAGATTAGGGTGCTTGCAATATGCGTGAAGATAGCTCATCAGCATATTACCGTGATAATGCTGATACTGACTGTACCGCATATCCGATTTGTCTATGGCTTTGATGTTCAGTACCGAATAGGAATTATCATAGTTGTATCCCATACAGCACTTGCAAAAGACAGGCTCACGGAAGTCATTACGCACAGCCCAGTTAATGCCGTTATCACTGCCGTATCTCACAGATCCGTCACGGGCGAACACATACCGCTGTCTTTCCACAAGATCACCCGTTGAGTATCGGTGAAAGCAACGTGCGAAAAGTTCAGCACCCCTTGTGAGGAACACCACATAATTCTTAGCACCTCTGCCTTTCATCTTATCCATAAGCTCTTTATCCACCGCAGGAAAGCAGTAGATAAGAGCCTCTTTTCTTGTCTTTTTCATACTGCTGCCTCAGAAGTCAAGCAAGCTGTCAAGTGACAAGCTGACAGGCGGTTTTGCTGTTTCTTCGCTGTCCGAGCCGTCGCCCAGGTCGATAGTCATATTGAAATGAACGTCCGCACCCTTGAAGTAAAAGCTTACAGCTCTGCGATAGACCTCGATATCCGAAATACTTCCCCCTGCACCCTTAACAGCGTTTTCTGCACACTCTGCGAAAGTCCTGTCCGTCTGTAGGACCGCCTGAGCGAACTCCTCGTTCTGCTCACAGAAAGTTTTTAGAGCCTCAAGAGTAGGCTTTGCAACCACCTGTGCACACTTGCCAAGCTTAGCGGCAGACAGCTCCTGCGACAGCTTGTCCTGAGCTTTCTTTGCGTTAATGTTCATTGCCGTCACCGCCTTTTCGCACGCTATTCATCCACGCACTGGCACAGCAGATGTCCTTGTATGTCTCACCGAGATCAAAAGCCTTCTTCTCATGTGGCTCCATTTCTGATACAGTGCTAAAAGGGTTGACATAGCACTTGCGAGCACTTGACATATATCCGATTTTGTGCTATCATCAGTTTGAAAAGTGTTTTCTTTTTCGTTGAGCTTGTGCTGTTGGCAGACAGTGCAGGCTCGTTTTCTTTTATGTAGCGTGCAAGATATCCGCCGCATCTATAGATTTTTTTGCTAAGCGGACATTGTCCACAGTTCATATCTGCACTAGTGCAAATCTCTACCACCTTTTCAAACTCCTCTTTTGTCATCATCGGTATCATCTTTATCCTCCTCTTTCTCAAAACCTTTCTCCCAGTGCCTATCCACCACGCTCAGCACAAGATACATCACTACATCTATGCCTGCAAGCACAGCTATTGTTATCAGCAGTATTCCTACAATGTTCATTACCACTTTCCTTTCATTTCAACTTCGACCTTGACTATGGGTCTGCCTGCTTCTCTCACCGCACGCTTAATGCTCTCCTCAGCTTCCTCGTAGGCAGTTTCTTTTACGCTTACATACCACCTGTACGCTACATACATTGCAAGCACCACCAAAAGCGCTACCGCTGCGGCACATCTGATTATCTCTAGTACGGCTATCATTTTCTCACGTCCTTTCCGTAAAGCGTGCGGAGTTTTTTAAGCCTTTTCTCGAAGTTGTCGATATCAATACCCCACACCTCGTAGGCTATCTCGGTATTGACCGAGTGTGGCAGCCATGACTTCACACCACGCTTTTCCATTTCTTCCTTAACAGCTTTCTTGATCTTGATAGTCTGCGTTTCACCTGTGCTGAACAGTTCCTTGATATCCGCATTGGTTATTTCGGGCTTTTCATAGTACAGCCGCACTGCCATTTCAATGTCAGGTGACCTCATTTTTATTCCTCCTCGTTTTATATTTTGTGGCTGTTGGGTAATATTATTGTCCGTCCTCGTCTGTCAGCTCAAAAAGCAGCTTGCCTGTCAAAGACCAATACTGCGTGACCTCTCGATAGGGGTCATTTTCTTTTCCTGAGCCTTTAAGTGATTTCGTGACAATGACCTGTCTTGTCATTGCACTGTCGCAGCCTCTCAATTCAATGTTGTCTGGCATTGGTTCACCTTCTTTCTCTGTCTTATTACTGTTGATTTTGTACTTACCGTTGCTGTACACGATCTCTACACCGAGTACATCTGCAATGTTTTCAGCAACACGCCTGCTATCAGTTGCGCCGCACATAAATGCTTTTATTGTACTTTCCTTTACACCTGATTTCTCAGCTATTTGAGCATACGTTAAGCACTTTGATTTCGCAATCATTTTGACTTTTTGCTTAAAATCATCAAACATAATTTGTCACCCCTTTCTGTCCGTTTTAGTAAGATAACTATCTTTAGTACTTACATATTGACTTTTAACACTACATATGGTACAATACAAGCATACCACTATGAAAGGAGGTGGTATGTAATGAATACTCGTCAGACGAGCAAGTCTGTTGCAAGCAAGGCTTCCAAAATACTTTCTAATCCAAAATCAACAAAGACTCAGAAAAGTGTTGCAGCCAGTGCTCTTGCTCAGACAAAGACAGGCAAGAAAGGTAGATAAGCCTGTCTAAAAATTTTGGAGAGGGTGGAACATTTCGCAGATGTTTCACCCTTTATCTTTTAAACAGTTCCTCTATTGGAACATCTGGAAAAAACTTTTGCTGTATAGCTATTGCCTGCTCCAGTGAAAAGCTTGCGTTTCTCCTGCCGTGAAGTTTGACCGACAGCGTACACTTAGTTATGCCAAGCTCTTTTCGGATAGCTTTATGCTTTATTTCACGTTTGCTTATTTCTTCAAGCAAACGTGCGTATGGTTTGTCCACTTACCCTCACCCCCTTTTTAATCACTTGTTGGCGTTTACGCCTACACAATCAGCAAAAAAAAATTTGCTCTCGCTCAGCACTTGTGAGATCAAGAAGTTCCGAAAGCTTTCGCACTTCTGACGCCTTGAACTCTTTCTTACCGCAAAGCTTGTTGTACAACCCTTGACGAGTTATTCCCAACGTTTCTGCAATTTCGCTTTTTGGATATTCCGCTACTCTCAATCTTATCAAGCAACATAGATGTATTCATCTACCCTCACCTCCGTTTTTTTGTTATTGTAGTCATGTTTGTCTACAAACATATTATACTCTATGTTGGCATATTTGTCAACATTATTTTACGGAAAAATATTGCTAAGTTTTTGTACCCGTTTTTGTCTACATTGACAAAATAATTTTACAAGCGTAAAATTTTGTTGACATTATAGGCTACAAATGCTATACTCAATATAAAGGACGGTGTTCT